AAAATTCATCTAACAATTCGTCAGCCCGTTGCTTCCAGTACATTATACAGTCACATCCTCCATGCCGGCTGTTCTAAGTCTAACTACGTGACCCAGCATAAAGTTTTTACTCTCTATGCCTTTCATCACACCAAGCCATTTGTTACGTAGTAATGCAACTTCATTGATAATAGTTTCCATATCAATGACTTCGTCTTCGGCTTCGGCATATTTCTCAGCGTCTCGACTTGTTAATGCACGTGGGTACGCTTCGAGGTATTTCTTATAGTGTTTTTGCTTGATCCTACGTAATTGAATGTTTAGAAATTCTACCACTGCATCGATTTCCTGCAGCTGATAGAACCGGTGCTCTGTTTGTCCCGGGAGATTACTTAGAGCCCGTTCCAAGTTACCTTGTATCTTGATCTCTCCTCTTGCAGACAATAATTCGCTTTCATAGTAGTTAATGAAAGCGGGTATTTCTCCAAAATTGGTAACAACTTTATTATACCACATAAGAGTGATTAGTCTTCGTAACCAGAATCTTCGTCTTCTTCTTCATCCTCGTCTTCGGCATACTCCTTGTATGCACGACCAAGGGCAGAATCAGTACCACTAAACTCTTTAAGATCAGCATCACCTAGCATGTCGATCATAACACTCATTAAATTATCAGCAGCTTCCTGCCGATCCTTCTGCGGAACATATCCGCGCATGATTGTATATAGTTCACCAATAACTTCTACTTCGATGCTCATTCTGCTGACTCCTCTAATACTTCTGATGGCGCGTTCTTGTCAAAGATGTGCGGGTTCTCTGTGATGTTTTTCATCACAGTGTCCAAACAACCATCATCGTTACGTTCCCAGCCCTTGCGGAACTTCTTGATAATTACACCGTCGGGATCTGTGTATACAAGACTGTTGCCTTCTTTCTTCAACATGCCTTTGGCTTCAATCAAATCAGTAAGACCAGAATACGGATTCATACCTGTTTCGTAAGGGATTTTAACCTGTACACTTTCAAACGGTTTAGCGTAGCGTGTCTTCATAATCTTACAGGCAGCTCGAATACCCTGTACTGTGGTAGTTTTGCCACCGTCCTCGTCTTCTTTGAGCTTGAGCTTACGCATAGCAACTACGATAGAACTTGCATAGATGAAGCCTTGGCCACCGGAGATCTTATCATCTGGATCAAACATATCTTGGCTTGCGTATGTGTGTGCAGTACACACTAATCCAAGATTTAAGTTACCAAACATATTAACGCAATTGCGAACCAGTGCAGCAAGAGCTTTAGGCTTGCGACCCATATCTCCCTTCATATCGCCAGCTTGGAATTGGTTAATGTCAGTCGGTGTTAGCAACATGCCCAATGAGTCAACAATGAACAGCACTTTTGGGCGGTCTGCTTCTGGAATTGTTTTATATTCTTTAACAAACTCGCTAATCATTTTAGCTACTTCGTCAATCATTGCCATGTTAAGTTTAAGTAACTTGTCTTCGCTGGTGTCTACGCCCAAGGCGTGGAGCCACTTTTCATCCAGAGCGTTTTCGCTATCAACTAGGATAACAAAGATGCCTTGTGCTTGTGCGTTCTTTACTAAGTTGCCAGAGCAGATAAAGCTCTTGCCTGCACCGGATTCGCCAGCAAACACAGTAACCTTACCCATCGGTACACCGTAGTTAAAATTGCTGCTAATAAGATAGTTTAGTGCGAAATTGTTTGTGCTGATCCAATCAGTTGGATCGTTGAAGCCAATGCTCATGCCCTCAATACTTTTTGTGAGACTCTTACGAAATTTACTAAAGTCGTATGGTTTTGCCATATTATTGTTCCTTGAAAAATAAAGGGAGAGCTAGGATTTCCCCAACTCTCCCCAGTGCATATTACTGCTTACGGTTACGAATCATTGCTAGAATGTCTTCGGCTTTTTGGCTGGCGGGTTTAGCTGCTGCAACTGGTGCTGCAACTGCTTCTTCTGCCATAGCAACATCATCTTCCCATGCTGGGGTTGCTGCTGGTGCGGGTGCTGCAACTGCTGCCAATGCTGGACGAGCTTGCGGTACAGCTTTGGCTGGAGCTTCTTCGCCGGTGCTACCAGTACCAGACTGGAGGCCTGGTGGCTTGAAGTAGTTAGCCCAACGATCTGGATCGTACGGTTGACCATCAACTGATGCTTCAAACATTTCTTTCATTACTTGCAATGCAGTAGCGTCCGGACGCTTTGGCAAGAAGTCTGCCAGATTGTACAAGCCATGAGTTTCAATTGCTGTTGCTTCGTCGGAGTTCAGTGCCGATTCTTTACGGGCCCAGCTACTAGTGCTGTAATCAGCATAGCCACCTTTGCTAGTTTTCTTAACACTGAAGTCAAGGCCGCCAGCGTAATCAGTTGGCAGGTTTTCCATGTCTGGATCCATCAAAGCGTTCTTGATCAAGTTAAAGATCTGTGGGCTAATAATAAAACGACGGATTGGATTTTCCGGAGTCTTGTCATCGCCCATTGGGTTTTCGCGAACGAAACCTTGGAACAAATAACTACGCTTTTTCCAGTACTTACGACCCATTTCCTCCATAGAAGGTTCTTTGAACCAAGTACGGACTTCTGCCAGGATTGGGCAAGCCTCACCCCACATCTCAACGCAAGGAACTTGAACAATAACAGGCTTGCTATCGCTCTGACCTTTAATGCCAGCAAATGGCAATTTGATCATAGCACGTTCAACCCAAAAGAATGAGTTTTTAGAGTCGGCGTCGGGGAGGAATCGAACACGAGCTGTCGTGTTTTCTGGGATGTTCCAGTGTGCGTAAATGGCGTTATCGCCTTGGGGACGATTGCCGCCACCTTTGTTGTTTTCTTGTGATTGAAGTTTAGCGCGAATTTCTGCAAGTGTCATAGCCATGATGTATTTCCTTTATTTTAAATTAAGATGGTCTTTTAAGTGCCTAATCGTATATCAGCACAGTAGCTAGTATACGATAATGTATTTATGAAGTCAAAAGAAAAGGCAGAAAATTCTGCCTTTTGGTGAAATAGTTTTGGTTATCGTTTTAAGCCGGCTAATCCACGCAAGAAGTCTAATCCATCGTCTGGTGCTGATTCATCAATTGACGTTGCAGCAAACTGATCGTTGGGTTGTGCTTGTTTCGGACTAACCGGTGACGGGAAATTTGAACTAGCGTTGTCTACATTGTTTTGGCCGACTTCGATATCATCCATTAACCCAGGTACGTATTCGTTTAACCAAACTTTAACAAGTGAACGTACATCTGCATCCGGTCCATGATCTTCTGCATAGTCCTGTACTGCATCAGTGAGTTCAGGTAATGCACTATGCGATCCCAACAACTGCTCAAGATCGGACACTGCATCAATTCCACTAATACCCGCAGGTTGTGTAGTTTTCATGTATTCCTGCACCGCAGCCGGATCAATTCCATTTTCCGAACTCTCGGTTACCGATTGTGCCCACTCGTCTAGCTCGCTACCAAGATTTCCAGACGGTTGCGATTTTTGCTGTTGATACGCACGATACACATATGGTAATGCATCATTGAATCTTTCGTCGTACACTTTTTTAACAAAACGTTCACGTAGGCTCTCTACATCAACCTCATCCTCAATCGGCGATGGTGCTGTAAATGTTTCAAAATAGCTACGGAAGCCACGAGCTCCTCGCATTTGTTTTAATGTACGTTTTACTTTATCATACTGGTGGACCGCAGCTTGTGTCATGTCCGCAGTTTCTTGATCTTCAAATTGGCGATGTTTAGTACTACGCACAAAATGACGCATTGCTGCCATTTCTGCAACTAATTCATTTATGTGTTCTGCAACCTCATCATGTAGTGTGCCGCCTTGGTTAATATTTTCTGCCATTGCATACGCACCATGTAGGTTAGTATGGTTAAGCAAGAAGCGTTCGCCGCGTTCGGTCTCTAAGAAGATTTCCTGTATGTGTCGCGAACGTGCTCCGCGTACTTCATCATTAATTTTATCTTTATGGCGTACTAAAATTTTAGTGCTACCTGCATCGCCAATGCTATTGTAAGGACGACCCGGTGTGCCACGCAATTTGCTTTCGGTAACTGGCACATCATCAACCGTAGCTACTGTATCTGTTTTAGCCTGTTGCTTAACGTCAGCAATATTTAAGTTGGATTTGTTGATGTCACGTGTATCAAAGGTCATTAAGTTACGTTTAGCAAATTGTCTTATGTTACGTAGGAATTCATACCAGGCCTTGCGTTGGTCGCGATCCATATCACCAGAAATGTTCTGGCCATAATAAACTTTTATACTTTCTTCGTCAATCAGACTAATAGTAACTTTACCAAATTCAGTGCCGGCGTCGTCAACATAAGCAAAGTTAAAGAAACGTGCCTTTGATGGATCCGTTACAGCCTTTGCTCCTTCATCGCCTAGTGTTACATTAGGGAAACGTGTACGGATCTTGTCAAACAGTGCTGCTGCTACTGCTTCTATTTCGGTGGATTCTGATAACAATTTATTCATGATACTATATTTAGC